AAAAAGAACAGCCTGTCTTGAGTCTTGACGGTAAAGAGTACGTTATCGAAGACATGACAGATGAAGAGAAGCAAATGATTAATCATATTAATGATATGCAGAACAAAATCAATACCAATGTGTTCATACATGAACAGTTAGAAGTTGGTAAAGAGGCGTTCATTGTCAGGCTTCGAGAATCACTTACTGCTGAAAAAGAACCCGAAGAGGTAGAAGCAGAAGCATGATTGTAAGAAGGTGTAGTCAGGGTCATCGTGTGCGTATTTTTAAAAATACTACACCTAGTCTTACAAGGACTAGAAAGTACAGCGATGGCAGTACGGAGACCCTGACTTACCCTTCGTCTTATAATTATTTTGTTGAAGTAGATGGAGATATATTGAAAAAAACAAATAGTTTTAAAACTGCTGAAGAGTTTTATAGCGGTGAGTGTGCCAAGAAACACGATGATCCACATGGTCGTATGTTAATTGGTGGGCACCATATGATAGGCGGGATAGCTACCGCGCAGTCTGATTACCCTACCTCAGATAATACAAAGTCTGAGATACAGTCATTTTATGATATGCGCAATGTAGACTATAGTACCGGCGATTCTAAGGCGGTACTATTAAGCAAGATAAAGGTGAATGATTTTACAGGAACAAAAACATTGGAGAATAAATGAAATATGTTTTAGGTGAGACGGTATCAAACTTTACTATTATAAAAGATGGTGTTGATTTAAAAGGCAGGTTCCATGATGTTCTTGATAACCACCCCCTTACTTACCATTGGTCGGACGGTGTCAAGAAAATGATTTCTTTAAAGTTGTACGATGAAGTAATGAAAGATTCCTAAGTAAAAATGCAGAAAAAGGTAATAAGAGATCGGCAGGAAAAGATCACAATAGATACTCCTTACGGAACTATTGAATCTGACTCTGGTAATCATTTGGTTGATGTCGCGACAATAGTTTTTATTATACTCGTTTGTATGTTATTAAAATTTAAAGGAGCATTATTGTTAAAAAGGATGTTTAATAAATAATGGATATAGGTGTATTAAATGAACTTGGGTATGTGGAAGTAGTTGAGATATCAATTTGGATTGGTCTAATGTATTACGGAAAATGTTGGATAGATAATAGGTTTAAATAGGCGTGAAAAAACTATTATTAATATTAGCATTATTCAGTTGCAGTGATGATTACATGACAATGGAACGTAACATTATTAATGCTGACAATAGGGTGCCGGTATATTTTTACGCTGATGCTGAACAGGCCGATAATACCAATTCATGGAGACCGGTGTTTACTTATTATGTTTATTTAATGGATGAGGGTGAGTATGATGCTTATTTCCACGCTTATTGTATAGACGGCGATTCAGTTATATGGTCTGGAATACAGCCAATAAGGCTGGAGGGTGGTAAGAAAATATGGGGTGAGTATGTTAGCAGTGTCAATTTTTCACCCCAGAATATAGCCAATGTTACTCCAATGGCTTATGTAAGTGTGGAGTATTAATTATATAAATGGTAAGAATTTATGACAGATGTATATTCAGATTACGGCTCCACAGGGGTCATGGTTTTGTTATTTTCTGGGATGCTGTATTGGTTTAGGGGATTTGTAGAAAGGCTTGTAAACAATAAACTGGAAGACCTTGAAGAAGAAATACAGCAGAATAGGAAAATACTGGTAAAATTAATAGATAGATGGAATGTAGCAGATGCCTCAAGGGATAAGAGATATGATAATCTTGTTGATAACGCAGAGCGTAGGCATGAAAAATTAACACATGAGTTAAGAACTCAGAGTGAGGCTTTAAATTGGCTAAAAGGTAAGCTTGATAATAAATGAAGAAGATGAAAAAGACTAGCATAGGAAGTGGACGCGGTACTAAAAGAAAGTATAAAAGTTATCGCGGACAAGGCGGTAGAAAAAGATGAACAAAAAAGAAGTTGACATCTACGACCTCACACTATCAAATCAAAACCGTCTTGAAGAGTTAACATTGATGAACGCAAAACAAAGTTCTGATATGCACTATGTAAAAGAATCATTAGATGAGGTAAAGACTTTAATTAAAGAACAGAATGGTCGAGTAAGGGAATTAGAGGGCGGTATGTCAGGCATAAAAGCCATAGGTGGTATGCTGTCTGCTGTATTCTCGGGTTTATTTGGTTATCTGTTCACGAAAGGGTAAAACATGGACATTAAAAAAGTATTAATTGAGTTGGCAGAAGCGCAGGCTGATAAAGTAAAAGATGAAATGATGAGTCAGCTTAGTTCCAGTGATATGGAAGAAAAGATAGCTTCGGCAATAAATGCTAAGATAGACATACCATTTGTATCAGAAGATAAGGAGCAAATATTCTTTGAAAAAGTTGTTGACGTTGTTACTGATTTGTTGCACGGTATTCTCAAGGGGAAATAGTTTGCTGAACGAACCGCAAATTAAAGACCTCATTGAGCGGGTCTTAAAGAAGATGGATTTGCATTCACCTGAAGCATCCGATCTTGTCTACAAGACTGGTAAGGTGGAAAGTGGTTATAAATACATAAGGCAGATAAAGGGGCCCGCGAGAGGACTTTTCCAATGCGAATCATGGGTGGCGGTAGATATATGTAAGAACTATCTTGCCTATCGTAAAGGTCTTATGCGCAAGGTGGCTGACGCTACCAAGGTAAAGCTCTCTTATTTTGTAGAACCAAAAGAAGAGGACTGGAGTTATATACTGGAAACAAACATCGCCGCTCAAATAGCGATGTGTCGCTTGCATTATAGACGCATACCCAAACCACTCCCATCAAGTTTAGAGGGGCAGGCCAAATACTGGAAGAAATATTATAATAGTATGGCTGGTCGCGGTACTGTAGAGGATTTCTTGGTGAGGTCAGCATAGTGCCTAAACAGCGTTATACAATCAGGGATTTTTCAGGTGGTATGAATTCTAAGCGAGATTCCCGCGATTTGCAGGAAAATGAATGTGCTTTTATTCAGAACATGTCTATTGATTCATTAGGTAAAATAAAGACAGCTGGTAAGCTATATGCCCATATAGAGAATCAGGATGGTAGTACCGATCTTGGTGAATATATTGTTGAAAGAACCGCTGGTTTTACAGGTGGTGGTGGTTATGGATTGTTTTATTTTGAATCTGACCATAGTAGGGATGCTGAATCTGTTATTGAAGATACAAAGCACCCGGGGTCATCAAATGATTTAGCAATAGGAACGTCTGCTGGTCAAATAGGATTTTATAAGGTTGAAAGTGGCGGTATTAGTTCAACAGCCCCAGAAGGTGGTGGTGCATAATTATGGCTACACCATCTGAAAGTTATATGACATTATATGGTGGAACTAATGCTTCTAATAGTACTATCTATACCAGTAATCTTATAAAGATTGGAGACAATATAAGAATATCAGGTACCGCAAGTAATAATGGTGTTTTTAGTGTTACAGATATTACCACATCTGGAAGTGATGTATATTATGTATTAAAGGGAAATCCAATAATTGGAGAAACTTCTAATACTAATAGAGATGTGCAAATAGAAGTTATACGGGCACCGGGTGATAAACTTATAGCTCTTGGCGATGTGGATAGCGCTGGTGGTGTTGATGTCTGGTCAAATAATGCAGTTTCCGATTATACTACTAAGGATAATGGGTGGACAGCATCAGCTATATCCCCAACGCTTGATGGAGATGATGCTAAGTATATATATCATTTTGCTGATGAGGCATTACGTGTTTGTAATACCAATCTTCAGAATACAAGCCATGTAAAATGGTATGGTTATATACAGAGACATCAGTTTGCATATGCGGCTGTTGATGCGTCGGATGGTAACAAAGGTAGTAGTCTTGTATTTTCCGAATGGCAGGATCATCCTAATACATTAAGGCCACCAAGGGTAACTGGTAGTTTTACTTATTGTTATGTCAATTCTCCAGCTGTTGGTGAATCTGGTGGTACTAATCCCACTTTAACAGATAGTCCACATGATCCTACGCAAGAAACAAATTATTTTAGTGAAAATCGTGGCGTTGCTATAAAAAAATTAAATTCAGGTAATTCAAACAGTCCTTTAGAAATAAATGATACTGGTGGTATAGCCGCAAACCTTACAGATACAGACTTTAATTTTCAAGATGCAGATAATAATGCTATTTTAGATCAAAGTATTTTAGGTGAAGTAATTACTATAGATGAAGACATTGGCACTGCTCCGAGAGAATATTTATTTTGTACTAAAACGTCTGGTGCCGCTGGCGCAGGAATCACATATAGCAGAGCCTATGGTGGGGCATTAAGTGGTACAGCTCCGGATAGTTATGCAGATGAAAATACTCCAATAATAGAACGTGGAATTGGATTTAACATAGGTGTTAGTGATGGTACTGCTACTGGCACTTGGCAAGCAGACACCTATGATTTTTATCAGTCATTTGTTTATGATGGAAATCAGGAATCGTTACCAATGCAAATGAGTGATGGTGATGATGGTACAAATCTTGATGCTGGTACACATACTGCCGCAGGTGGAAAGTCTTTACGTGTTTCTGTATATGCAGATTTAGCGTATAGCGGAAGAATATCTGGTGGAAGAATTTATGTAAGGAAACAAAACAGTGACGATGATCTTATATTATTGGTTGATATTGATATCGTTAAAGGTGTACGTACCTCTATTGATGGTGATCATAATAACTGGACATATGAAACCGGTAAAGGATATTATGTTACAGCTGATGCAACTGGTAATTCAATAGACCCAAATCTTGATACATATAATACTATAAATGGATTTGCTCCCGACGTTAGGTTTGTTTCTATTGGTGGTAAGAATGAATCCTATCAGGCTTCTGTCGTTGCTGGACGCAGGGCATTCATAGCAAATGTAAGGACATTCGGGTTTACTGGTGAACTTGAGCGTTTTGGTGACCGGATAATGTATAGTGAGGTAAATAAATTTGATACATTCTTACCTGATAATTTTATAGATGTATCTAAAGGTGACTATGGTGAGTATACTGCTCTTGAAGTATATGCTGATAGGTTACTTGCTTTTAAACATAACCTTGTACATATAATTAATATAACAAACCCGAGCCCATCGAACTGGTATCTTGAGGATACTATAAAATATTACGGTGTTACATTTCCATTTAGTGTTACTAGAACAGAATATGGCTGTGCTTGGGTAAACGAAGCTGGATGTTTTTTATATGATGGTAACAGAGTAAGGAATCTGGTAGAGAAGAAGCTGGATATTAGTTCTGCGGCAAACTCTAGTGTTGGTGCTTGGTATCTTCAGGGTCGGGGTAGTGCTAATCGTAAGGCTCCAATGATAGGTTATGATGCAATGAGTAATTCATTAATAATACAGCGTGACCCGAGCGATGGTTCTACGAATAGTAATCAGGCTTACATATATGATTTTGATAGCAATGGCTGGGTATATAATACTACAATGTTTACAGATAGTGAGAATACAACTAATTTTGTTACTGATTGGAATAATAATTTAACTATTGGTATAAATGTAACCTTAGATACTAGTGATGTAAACTTTTTTAAATACCTACCAATCCCAGCTACTAGTACCAGTCAAGAACTTATAACTAGGGATATAGATTTTGGGCAACCGGGGTTAACTAAAAAGATATATAAAGTAATAGTAACGTATAAATCTGATGGCGCTGAAACAACACCATTTACATATGCTATTGATGGTATACAAAATTTTTCTGGTGCTGGTGGTGGTACTTTTACAGGTAACTTTGTTGATACTTCTGGGGTATGGGATGTTGTAGCACTAACCCCATCATCTATTATATCATGTCAAAGCATTCAAATAAAGTTTGCGCCGGGTACTACAGGAGTTTTTGAGATAAATGATATAACTATAGAATATAGGGTACTACAAAATAAGGCATACTCATAATGGCTGACGATAGAGAATTAAGAAGATTATTAAACACGAAGCAGGATGTGGTAGAGTTTAAAGGTGAGCCATCTATAAGCGGTATGGCTGAGGGTCAGATTGCTATTACTAAGAGTAACAATAGCCAGCTTGCTGTACATAGGAAAAAATATGGCAAAATATGGAAATCATATATGTCACACAATGGTGATCAATATATTGAAAGAAATTTAAAAGTTAATGGAAAAACAATATCGAGTAGTGTTGGGATAAATACTGTAATCCCAGATGGTGGTGTTGGGTTTGCTAAGTTTGCAATGAGCGGTACTACTACAAACGCAGATGGCCCACATGTTCAATATACTACATCGGCAGATAGTTATCCTGTATTTCAGCAGTTAAACTGGGGACATGATAATATTTCTCTAAATTTTGATGCTTATTATGATGGAGCATGGAAGAGTAGTGACGCTGGTTCAAATTTCCAATTCTATAAAATTGGTGATATATTTAAATTAATGTATGATTCTGGAATTGCACAGGGTAGTGCAGTTACTTGGAATAATGGTATTACATTAAACACCAGCGGTCAGGCTGGTATTGGAACAGCGAGTCCTGATGATGCACTTCATGTAAAAGGAAATATATTTATTGAAGATGCTTCACCAGAAATTACTTTTGAAACAGGTGCTGGTAAATATAATTGGCAAATTGCGGCGCAAGAAAACACTGACCAAGCTTTCGAAATTGGTCTTGGTAGTGCTGATGACGACGCATCTAATGATACGTTTTCACCAAAACTTACTATTGAATCTTCAGGTGACGTCGGCATCGGGGTAACAAACCCAGCCCATAAGATTGATGTAGTTGGTACTGCCGGATTAAGTACTGGTACAGCTTGGACAAACACATCTGATGTAAGGATAAAGACTAATGTAGAAACAGTTACTGGCGGTCTTGATAAAATAAATCAGTTACGACCAGTATCTTTTAATTATATCAGTGATTATGCTGATATACATCAAGAAATAGATGCTTCTAAAAAATATAATTCTTTTATAGCGAATGAATATGCAGAGGTTTTTCCTGACGCTGTCAGTGTTGGCGGAAACCTTGAACGTATAACACCATCATCTGATATAGGAGAGCCTAATGAGGTAGAAGTATTAATTGAGGATTTATTGCAGTTTACCCCACATGATTTACATGTGTATTTAGTAAAAGCAGTTCAGGAACTATCAGCAAAAGTTACAGCATTGGAAAACAATTAGGATAAAATTATGGCATACAAAAGTTTAATAGATTATTATGGTGGCGGAATGGTTAAGCCGTCCGATGGTTACCAGTTAGGTGGTCTTGTTGCTGGAGCTAGACGGCAGAGAGATTACTCTGGTGAACTTAGAAATCTACAGCAACTGGCAGAACAATCAGCGAAAAGGAAACAAAAGGCACAGCGTAAGGGTGGTATACTAAAGACAGCGCTGGGTATTGGCGGTACATTATTAGGCGGCCCTATGGGGGCCGCAGTTGGTTCTGCATTAGGTCAAGCATTAGGAGAGAAGTCATATAAAGATACAAGTTTTAAGGGTGGTAAGTATGCTCAGGATATTCGCGGACAGCTTGGTGAACAGGAAAAAGCCTATAAGGGACAGTCTGGTGCTAGAATAGGATTAGCTGGATTAGCTGGTTATATGGGTGGTAAAGCTGGAGGTATGTTTGGTAAGGCCGCCAGTGGTATAAAGGGTGGTGTAGGCCAGATAAAAGATATAGCAGGATTCTTAAAAGAAGGCGGTACTATGGGTGATGTATTAGGTGGCTATGCTCAGAAAGCTGGAGAATCAGGTATCTTTGGAGACTCTCTTTTATCAAGAGGATTGTTAGGTGCTGGTGCTAAGGCCAGTATTGCACCTACTGTTACTAAAAGAGCAACTGAACTAGCTACACCATCAGCATCAATGGAAAATTTATTAACAGCTAGAGAAGGTAGATATAAAATACCGGGTTCGACAGAGGGAGAATGGGCTGTACCGGATTCTGACTATGCTAGAAGTGTATTAACACCTACTGTTGGATATGACGATCTTGCTGAGGGGCCAGATATTGAAGAGGTTGAAAAAATGCCATTTGGGTCAACTCTTAGAGAAATATGGGGCTCACAAACAGATGAAGAGAAAGCACAAGAGGCGGCGAGATATCAACCTTGGGAAGCTCCAGCGGCTCATAGCCCTAGTTTGGCTACACCATCTTTTGGAGAAGAATTAATTGCTGGTGTATACAGTGATCCGGTTAGTGGGGCAGTGCCCCAACAACAACCGGCACAATCAATGGCTGGTTCTTTAATGCCGGATATGCCCCCAGCTGGATTCTCGGGGCAGGATTTAATGATTGGAGAAGAAGGGCCGGATGCTATATTTGAACCATTTCTTTTACCGTCATTATTAGGCAGTGATTTTCCGGGTTATCAACCAGACACTGGTAGTTATAGAGAGTTCGCAAGTGATTGGATGCCAGCGGAATTGCAAACAGCTGGTGGAGTTAGGGGATATCAAAGCGGTGGACAGGTTGGTTATGGTACTGCTACTGATCCATTACAAGCATTAGAACAAATGGGTATGGGAGATGTTGCTAAAGACCCAAAGCTAGAGGATTATATAGAAGATTTACCTCAGTTTACAATGGGTTATAAACAACAATTAGGCGATGTAATGGCTGGGGGTCGATCTAGTTTAATGGATATATCACAGCAGTCAAGAATGCAACAGGCTGGAACTGGTTTTGCAGGGGGTGGAGCTGGAGCAGTAGGTCAAGCGCGGGCAAGGAAAGAATTACAAAGGGGTGTAGGAACCCAACGAAGAGGTATTGTAGAAAGCTATCAGGCTGACCTATTAAGTGCCCTTGCTGATATAGAAGCTAAGGGTGGTTTTGAATTTGGTAATGGTGTAGATCAAAATCAAAATACTTATGCTTTAGGTGAAGCTGGTGTTGGGATGGAAGCATCCGGCATACCAGAAGGCTGGCCTTCAAGACAGGCTTTTGACAGTTGGCGTGATGCTGGAGGCGATCCTGACACTGCTGTAAACTATGGCTGGCAAGCCACTCAACCGGGTGCCACACCGGGGTATAAACCGTAAAAGGAGATAGAAAATGCCAAGTGAATATGAAATATATAGAGCTTATGCCGGAATGAATCAACCTAAGTCGGGGTTTGATTATTTCATGGAAGGTTTAAAAGAAATACAAGCAGGTGCTAGGGCTGATAAGCAGTTAGCTTTACAGGAGCGTTCTCAGGACAGGGCCGATGAAAATATGCGGATCAATAAGGAACAGAATGCTTTAAATAATCAACGCATTCAAGAAGCTAAAAAAGATAAAGAGTTAAATGATTTGATTGGCGCGGCGAGAACAGATTATCAGAAAGCGCAGATATACAGGTCTATGGGTGGTGGAAAGTATGATGATATAGCCGCAGACCTTGAGCAGAACTGGCAAAAGCAGGAAAGCAATAAAGGTATATATAGGGAATCGTTTTATGGTACTGAAGAAGAGCAGGCCCAGAAATTAGCTGATTTTTTAAAGTCTGCTGATCCATCTAACCCACTGTATGATAAAGCTGTTGTAAGAAGAAATAAATTATTAGGTGATATTGCTGATACGGCGGATGAAATACTTGCCGATCCAGAATTTGGGGCTAGTTATGAACGCTTTAGTGATACTATAAAAACACAAGGAGAATCAGAAGAAAACATAGAGATTGCCAGAAAAGGTTTGATACAGATTGAAAAAGAATATCGGGCAAAGCAACAAAGGTTCTTTAAAGATAAAACAAAGAGAACTTCACCTATAGGGGCTGTTGAAGTTGAAGATCATGATCCGGTCGTTGATTACTTATTAGAGGGTACTGAAACTGGCAAGATTTTTGCTGGTATTGAAGAGCCCGCTGGTGGCGATGCGGTTGCTGAAGTTGGTGGTCAGGTTATTGCCGCAGGTGGAGTAGAACCACAGGCGGTAGCGGTTACTCCAGATGTTGAAAAAATTAGACAGTCCGATTTATCTGGTAAAGTAAGTGGTAAAACAACACAGCAACGCGCTCAGATAATAGGTAAAATATTAGGCCGTGATGTTTCTGAAGAAGAATCTGAAGAACTAATACGAGCTTCTATTAGGGCTGGTATAGGTGAGAGTGCAGAGGAATTTTTACAGGGCTTGGGAACTGGTATTGCTAAAAAGAGATATCCAGCTGTGAGGGCGGCGACAGCAAGACAGGCCGGTTAATGAATGCCCCCTACTTCTAAAGATTATTTAAACATGCTGTCTGGGGGGCAATCTCCCAGAAATGAAAAGTTATATGGATTCATACCCGGAGGTTGGTTACCAGACTGGGTAAAGCAGGGTTATAATCAAAGCATAGAGGGCATGGCCCAACAGGTTATGAGTGGTGAGCCTGTGTTTAATGTTGATCAAGAATACGATCCCAATATGATGGAGGATATTGGTGCTACTGTTCTGAGTTTCCTAACCCCTACCGATATAGCATCTATGTTTTTAGGTGGTGGGATTGGTACTGCCGCTATAAAGAAGATAGCTGTAGAAAAGATTGTTAAAGCTGGCGGTAGAAGAGGATTAGCAAAAGGCGCTGTTAACAATGCTTTTGATAGGGTAAAGGAACAAGCAAAACTAAAAGCAGTTACAGGTGCAACCGGTCTTGGGTTTTATTCTGGACTTCAATCTAGCTTAGGTCAAAAAGTAACCAATGATGATGTTGACCTTGTGTCTACATTAAAAGATGCTACAGTAGGAGCCACATTGGGTGCGGCCACTGGTGGGTTAGGAACGAAAGCCGGACAGCTCGCGAGGGCCAGAGGCATGGGTTTGAGGCAGGCTAAAGCAGTAGAAAAGGGTGCTGAAGTAGGAATATTTGGAACGGCAGGCCCAGTTCTGGTGGGAGAACTTCCATCGGCAGACTCTTATATACATGCCGCCGGTGTAATCGGCGGTCTTGGGTTAAGCCGAGCTATTGCTAAGAAGGTAATTACACCATCAAAACAGGCGCTTAAAGGAGCTGAGTATGAAAATAAATTAGCAGAAAGCGCAGAGGCTTTGTCAAGGGAGCGGGCAGGAATGCTCAGGGGTGAGGAGGTATGGACTAATAAAGATGGTAGGGAAGTTAAAATATTATCTGATTGGACTTCAAGCCGTCGCAATGATAAAGTTTTAGAATTACAGGATATAAAGACAGGAGAAAAGTTTAGTAAGCCAAAGCAGGAATTTTTTCAAACTGAGAAGTGGTTTAGAAAGACAGACAGTGCGGGGAAAAATGTTGGGTTGCAGATGAGAAAACAATTCTTTGGCTTAGGTAAAAAAGAGCTTGGGCTATCGGATATAGAATTAAAGATCGAAGTTGATCGTGCTCTTGGTAGGGAAACAAAATTAAGAAAACACAAAACAAAGGGAAGGGAATATCATACAGGATATAATAAGCTAGATGGTTCAGGTAAGAAAGGATACGAGCAAAGAAGAATTTTAAATGAAAATTTAGAGTCTAGATTATATGTTAAAGATAAAATTAAAGATTGGAAATCTAAAGGCATCGTTATAAAAGAAGCGTCTGAGAAATCATTAATGCAAAAAGCATTGCCACCAGAGATATATAAAAAAATATTAGGTATGAAATCAGCAGTAGTTGACCCTGTTAAAACAATGGTTATTGACCCCTTAAAACCAAAGAAGGCAAGAGTCGGTGATGACCCAATAACGCAGGAGTTAATAAAGGTTTTTTATAGTATGGACGCCGGTACTAATCTCATGAATAAGCGGTTATTTTATTTATTTGATAATGCTAGGTATATAACAAAAGATGGTAAAAAAATAAAGGGTTTACATAATTTAAGTAAAAAACAGAGAGAAGAATTAGGTAAAGATTTAGACAGTCCTGAACTAGCTGATGCAAATAGGGTGAAAGACTATCGTCGGATACTTACTGCTGGTTATAATATGGCAAAAAAATCAGGTATTGATGTAGCACCATTTGAAAAGAATTATTTTCCATTGGTTATTCGTTCTAAAATATTTCGCACCCTTAGGGACGATCTATATAAAATAATACCAAAAGATGAGCGTATGCTTGGTGATAATTTATCAAAACAACCAGCACTGGAGGATAGGTTAGTATTGGCAATGAAATCTGGTGAGTTATCACCAGACACCATAAGCGCATTAAAGCATGTTAGGAAAATGATAGAGAAGCAGGAGAACAAAAGAGCTACCTATGCTGAAGCTTTTCAGTCTATGCGCGATGAAGTGTTTAGTGAATTTATAGTTGTTAATAAGAATTTAGAAATTGCCAGACAGAAAAAAAGATTACCAGAGCAATTTTATGAAAGAGATGCTGGTGTGGTGCTAACTGATTATTCAAGTAATTTGTCTAAAAAAATTGGTTATGTTAAAAATGCTGGCAAGAAAGGTGAGGAGGTATATAATAGAATAAACGCGTTGCACAATAAGGGCTTACATGAAGAAGCTAATTTGTTACGTAAAGCATTTGATTCTTATACCGGTAAAATTGAAATTGATAGAAAACATAACTGGAATCCAAAAGCAAAAAATGTTTTAAATGATCTGGTAAATTTTCAAGTAGCTACTAAAATAGGGTTAGGATTTGCTACTATTCCAAACTTTACACAGGTATTTATATCTAGTGTTCTAAAATCTGGGTATGCCCCATTCTTTCGAGGTACTTATAAATTTTTATCTGATCAAACATATAGAGATCAAATAAAAAAATATACAGGTGCAGGCTCTTTAGAACTTCATCAGATTCTTATGGATTATCGCCCCAAAGATATTACCCTAATGTCTCGGTTTGCTGACTGGACAACCACAGGTATAAAGATACCCGGAACAAAAGCGGCGTTAGGTTTTAAGGGTATAAATAGGGTTAATGCAATAGTGTCAGCATATACTGGATATGAGGCCGCGCTTAAATGGCAAAAGATTGCACAAACAACAAAGAATCCATCTAGAAAAAGATGGGCCATGAGTAACCTAAAAGATATGGGTGTAACAGATATAAATAAAAGATTAACACCCCGCAACATGGCCCGCGCAATGTATGAGTTTTCCAGAGACACCCAGCTACAGAAAAATGTTCTACGGGAACCTGACTTTGCAAATGATCCTAAGTGGAGGCCGTTCTTTTTATTTAAGAGATTTGGATATAGGCAGGCTGAGTGGATTGCATCAGAGTTCAAGAAAGAAGTTATAGATAACAAGAACGCCGCGTTTGCCTTGAGACTTGCGGCTGGTGGAATGGCAGGTGGGTTGTTTGTAAACGCCGCCAAGAGAATGCTTGCTGACCTACTAGCTGGTACGGATATATATGATGAGCAGTATAAGGTAGGCGAAGGTGGGTTTGGTTTAAATGATGTGTTGGATAATTTTGGCGCCGTAGGAGCTTTTGGTATTGTGTCTGACATTATTGCTTCCGAAAGCACATGGCGAGCATTAGAGTTTGCGGCTAAACCTGCAATAGCTCAGGATGCTATGAAATCCTATGTTGCCCTGCAAAAATTATTAAAAGATATGGATGAGTTTGGATTGGGATGGCACGTAGCTCAACGTGCTATAAAAAATGTAGCCCCAATTGGCGGTACTATTCCCAGAAGGATTGCCCAGCAGTTTGAAACAAAAGGACAACGAAAGTCATATGTTAAATATAGATACAGTAAGATACACCCCAGAATACTTGATTACATGAGTGATGGAAATAATAGGATGGCGCAACGATTAATCAGGGAGTGGAACAGATCGTTCCCAGAGCGTCCTATTATGTATGATGATATTGGCCCGAAGGCAATCAACCGCAGGCTGATGAATAAATATAAGAAAAGGATGAACCCCTAGCAGTTAGAAACTGCGGAGTTCAGAAATCGGAAGATTAAAGCAATCGGCGCGAACTGTGTAATTATTTCGCGGGTCTAGTTCACCCTTCTTTTTGAAAGAACATTTGGCAAAGTATTCATCTTTAGTAATCCAGCCAAGTATCCATCCTTTAGACATATCATTTAAGACGCGGACAAATATATACTCATCACAATCTTGATGAGTGTTGTACTCAGCAATGGAGCACTCATAGTATGGAAGGGGTTTTACACTTGTCCGCTTAGTCTTAACGTCTGCTCTTATGTCTTCTTTATATATAATATCATAATCATAGGTGTCGCAGAGTAATCCACCTATATTATCAAGTATAAGTAATTCACCAACAAAGCCGGCGAGGTTACCGGCACCCTTTGTGATGCTATGTTTAATGGCACCCATCTCTACGGCGCGCTGTTCCGCCTGATATATCTGGTCTTCATTTATATTTACCTCAACCATTCACAATAAATAAAACTATTACAAAAAATATAGTTAGACTTATAAAAAAATTATTGTCAGGAAAACTACCAATATTTTTAATTGGTTTATTTAAACTGGCAAACAATGGATTTTTATTTTTAGGTACTGCAATAGTAAACAAGGCCAGATAGCCTTCCAGCCAGTATAGTACCGCATTTATTATATCCACAATATAATCTATCACTGCTCTAGTTCTCTTAATACTAGAGTTTCATATTCTGTTTTCTTCATTTTCCTAAACTTGGTCTTGGCGCTCTTTGTCATTTCCAGCCAGCATATATCTAATGCTTCAACTCTGGTATCATAACCGGTAGCCGCACCGCAAAACTGGCGCTCAATACCATCCTTTGCCTGCAATCTGGGGTTCCAGTCTGATTTTCCACACATAGAGCAGTGCCTTCCAATTTTTGTACAGCTTGACCCCAAAAACCCCTCCTAGAATCCGTTATATGGAACTAAAAGGGGTTTTTTGGTACAAGTGTCCATCGTGAAATGATCGCTCCGTATTCGGGCGATTAGACACCTTCTCGAGGATAGGCCTTAGAAACCGGCCTGTTGGCCTTTTTTTGACTGAAATTTCTCTTGTGGTTCCGTCCATTTGACAAAAAGCATAGTCTTTCCACCCTTTGTCTCGCGTTTCCACAATGCGAACTCTTTCATTGAGCCATCAACTTTACCTTTACCAGTATAGTCTGGGCGCTTGTCGCCATTTTCTTTATAGTCATTTTGAAACAGGCTTGCTGTTCCGTCTTCATGTTCGTAAGCCATTTACTTACTCCTTTTCACTTTGTTTATGATTCAAGTTTTGATAACCTCTTTGCCCAACCATCTAATACCAACCAAACGATCGCTTAAAGAAGTTATCATAATTCTTTTTTAATTAATGATAGTAACATCATATACTGTTCCAGCGGTACTACCATGAATGGGTCTTCCCTGTCACCGCGTATTACTACACCGCTTTCCTGTTTCTCAGGCTTTACCCATATGGCAATACTCTTACGGCGCTTACACCCATAATATTTTCCTTCGATCTCAACGTCGCCCTTTTCATGCTGGGCTCCACCGCGATCACGGTTAAAGGCATCAAGGTTAAATTCCTTAGCCATGCGCACCACCTGCCGTTGCAGTTCTGCGCCCCGCTGACGGTTGCGCTTACCCCGCCGTATGTTCTTTGGATTTTTTCGCACTATTTAAAAATGTCTTCTTTTGATTCTTCGAGCTCGGTTATTCTGTTTATTGCTTTCGCCACTTCTCTTATTGCTCCCGCCATATCATAAAGACCATCAACTGTGTTTTTATATCGCATATTAATACCGTATTTCTTACCTAATTGCTTAACGGCCTCAGTAAAGGTCACGTTTTCATATTTCACAATGAAACTGAAAACGTTCCCGCCTGATCCGCAACCAAAACAATGGAAAATCTGTTTATCTATCCCCACACTGAAAGATGGTGTTTCCTCAGAATGAAAAGGACATAAGCCGAAATAATTCCGGCCTCTTCTTTTCAAGTCGACATGCTGGGATATAACATCATAGATATTGGCAGTATTGCGGATGAGTTCAATTGTTTCTTCAGCAATACGATCTGTTTTTTTATTTTTACTCATTATTATTCCTTTCTTTTTTCGCATCTTCTATACGACCTTCAAAATGTGCCATGAATTGTTCAACATCATCTTTCATAATCAGGTACTCTTCAAAAAACCTCTGCATAGTAGTAATGTTTTTATCTAGGTACATCATTCCATTCCAGAGATTCTCAACATCACCTGAAAGTTGTTTTACGGTTGGACGTTTCTTTTTTCTTGTTGCTGTAGGATTTTTCATTGCTGTCTCTCTTTTTCTTTTTCAAGCGTTTCTTTGATGTGCAGTAATTCCTTTATCAAGTTTGTATAAGGCCGCTTCCATTTCGATTTCACTCTTGGTATGTTGAGTTTCTCAGTATTATATAAGGCGGTTAGTATTAAATCTATTTCAGATTCACTGAATTTTATTAATGCATGACCCACCATATCCTGTTTGTCCATTACTATTCCCGCCTCTCTAAAATCTTTATAATATCAAACACCTCATTTATCCTGTCATTTGTCAACAGGTACCTGTCTTTAGCTACCGCCTCATGACCTGTTAATTTACCATCAAGATCAACAATCCTCTTTTCCAGTAACTTCAATCGTTCTTCTGTTTCTTTATTGGTCATCAGAATGGTACCTCATTTATCAACGATACAGCACGTGCTACTGGATAGCTTATACGGTCACTGGTTTCATTTATGAATGACTTATCCCAGACCGTTATACGTACACGTTTATGGGAAACATCACTCTTAGTAATGTAGGGTAAGTTTACCTTGCCATCCTTTTTACTGTATGTACCAAGTAACTGCATGAACTTGGCGAAACCCCAGTTCTTATTTGATTCATATTCATAGCCGTTCACCTGTTTATACCTGAAGATACCATTATCTATCACTTCCATGTTCTTATGCTCACCATCTGTAACTCGATAGACAGGTTTAAATATATCTGCTATGAATAATCCACACTTTATGTCGGTAACTGTGCTCATGTCTATAATAATCGCGTCATAGTTACCGGCTGGAAGTTTACCCCTGTCAGAATCACCAGAGAGGTCGTAATAAGCCGGTGAGTCTGTCAATCAATAATCCTTACCAAAAAGATTCTTGAAGATATTTTTACCATCATCATCTTTCTTGTGTTCTTTAGACAGTATTCTCTTCTTCCATTTTTTCAGGCGCAGTATTTCACCGGATAAATAGACACACATATCCAGAGCTTCTTCAACCGCTTCTTGAAGGAAGTCCCGATCGTCAGAATCAGGTATCTCATCAGGGTATTTTTCCTTACCCTTTTCAATCCGCTCAGCGACAAGTTTTATAATCTCGTCATTCACTATTTACGTCCCCTTTTAAAGAAGCTATCAAGTAAAGTATCAACCTTATCTTTCTTCTCTTCTTTTTCTATCCGCTTTACTTCAGGTTTCTTTGCTACCTTTGGCTTGGCTGGGCTTTTAGGTATAGTGACCTCTGTTTCGCGAGGAGCTTGTTCCTTTTTAACCACCTTCTTCTTGACTTTCTTCTTCGGTGCCGGCTTTTTCTTAACCGCCTTCTTAGGTTTCTTCTTAACTACTACAACTTCTTCTTCCTCTTCTTCCTCTTCCTCAATCTCTTCCTCTTCTTCTACTTCTTCCTCTTCAATCTCTTCATCTTCATACTCTACTTCTTCTTCTACTGGTTCAGGTTCAGGAATATCAATACCGCCATTGGTAATAACGGCGATAGCCAATATCTTTACCTTTTCTTCCAGTTCACTGACGCGCCATGTTAGCGCATCTATTTTTTTATCATGTTCTAATGCTATTCCCATTATTACTCCTTATCGTATTCATCTTTTATGTCATTGATCTTATCAATTGAAGCCTTCAGATTGCCTTGATTTATTTTACCGGCATCTAACGCTTCGAGAACTGCTTTAAGGTCGTTATCCTTCAAGCCATTAGCTTCAAGGTGTATTATTGCCCTAGTATGTTCTTCGGCTGTGACACTTTCAATATCACTCAATCGCCCTGTGATAATATCTTCACATTCTTTTCTACTCATTAAAGCTAGGGCTGATTCTTCTTTCATAACTTCCCTGAAGTCGGCACCATTCATAACATACTCAACGTACATCTCTATGAATCCTACCTCTGTTGGCTTTAGATGAGCCTTATCATTATTCCTTAGCTTGTGCTTATACAGTTCAAGCGCAAAGAAATGCCTGACTTTTCCTCTATTTATATTATCCCAGTCAGGTTGTTGTTCTTCCTTCATATTCCTATGTCCTTTTTTATTTTCTTTCTACCACTTATTCCACCACCGCATTCCTTGAAGTAGGAACAGTATTTTACATTGCATTCCCACTCCTCAACCGGTGATGTTCCAAACTCAATTGGCGGTATACCATCGTTAATAAATTCGGCAAGCATATTCCAATATGCTTCAGCACTATCTATATATTCCAGTGGTACTTCCACCTCTTTCATTCTAGAATTATTTTTATTGTAAAATAGTAACGCTAGACCATCAACATCCTTACCCTGTTCCCTAAAGTACAGTCCATAAGTCCCTAACTGATAGCAGTAATTATCTTTAGGTTTGCCGCTACCATATTTACCAAACATACTTTTCCACGACCAGTCATTACAGGTCTTTATATCGTACAGGATGTTATCATCAATCATCATAAGGTCTATAAAACTACGGACATTAAGTCGCGGTACTTCTATTTCTTTTTCCACATAGATTGCACTGCCATTCTTGCGAGCGTACTCCTGACAGGCGAATTGAATATCCTCATGTACAAGGTCACCAATACGGAATAAACGCATGGTATTGCTATCCTTCTCACTGCCTTCTATTTTTTCTACGCTCTGGAAATAATGTTTACGCATACACAGTCCAGCACCGGATGCATGGTACCAGTCTTCTTTACCCATGTAACGCTTATGGAAGTGTTTATCTCGTAAACCAAGTATATAATTATCGTACAGGTCTACTACATCAATCATTTTATATCGTCTCTCCGTTTTATCAATTAAATGAAATGCGGGGCTGGGAAACCAAAAAACCGACCCCGCATTTTATCCCAACTAGAAAGGAAATAACAGTATGGGATGCAATTCATAGCAATTAATTTAATGTTATTTGTTTTTACTTTCAATTGGAAACGAGCTTTTTCTGCTCTTTCCTCCAATCTATTAGTTTCTCCATCTCTTCATCTCGCAGTCCCTCAACAATATTGACTGCCTTCATCAAACCGATCATGACCATTGTATTTTCTGCATAAGGATGGTTTTTCATTTTCCTATTGCGGTCACGTATCTTTTGAATCTCTTTTCTAATATTCTTTAATACCACTTCTGCTTTTAAGTCCATGTTCTCTCTCTATGTAAAGATCGCCACCGTCAAAAAGTTGTTCACACCTCGGACATTTCATGAACCATTCCATTTTAACGGTGGACGACATTATATCTTTATATGCCTCTCCATATGATTTTAGTAGGACTGGATCGTCCTTATCAGTTGTACAGGTAGGGCAGTAGTCAATGTACATATCAAGTTCCACTATCCCGTTTTTGCCGTGTAACATAATTCTTCGCCAAGAGCATACGGTGCACAGCACGTGCAATCTCTCTCCTCGCTGATGGTGCTGAAATATTAGCACTTTCATAGTCGGCAAGAACTAAGATAATATCAACTTCTACTGCCGGTATGCTTCCTGTTTTATCCTCATAATATACATCCATAGTCATACTCATTTCCTCAGTTTTATGCGGGGATATCTCGTGTGGAGCAAAGGAGGTTCACTCTTTTTAGGTTGTGAGCTAGGAGAGTACCCCCGCATTATATTTCCTCCGGTACTATTTCGTACCCTTCACAATTAGTGTAATTTTCACAAAGTAATCCATATTCAGAAACATCACCCTTGCCATACTCTTGCCATATCAATGACTCTCCGCACTTCGGGCAATCCTTTTCTGATATATCTCCACCAATTATGTAATTCATATCTTTTCCTGTATCCTAAACTTTTTACCAAAGGTAGCCGTTGTTACCCAAACCTCATCATGATAATAGCACAGGTACATGCCAATAGGGTAAACAACAACAAAACTGGCAAACAGTATGAGTAGTAAAATAATCATATGAGCCCCGTGTTTTTCCTCAGGGTAGAGGTCGACATCTCGCCCAGTTCTCGGTTCTCTCCGAGGAGAGGCTCATATAAATTGGGGCTCGCAGTCAGGGCGGTATTACACCGCAGTCTGACTAATTGCTCTGCCCACACACCATGTTTACAGAACAATAGAGCCCCTTTATTATTGTGTCGAGAGGGGGATTCGAACCCGCCGATTTGCCTACTACCATCAATTTGATGGCTACTTGCCCTTATTGACTGCGCTGAGTGTCCACTGCCATTTTTTAGGGTACTCATTACAGTATGCACCTGTCGAGATGGTGCAATACGCATTTCCATAGGTTTAGCAAGTCTCCCGACTATGTTGTTAAATTTTAGCGGGACACCATTAAATAGATTAAGCCCTGAACAAAATCTAAAATCCGACGTCCCACTATTGGCTCCCACCAAAGAGCCGATTTTAATTTGATTAATTCTTTCCATGTTAATACTACTACGCTCGAGCAAAATAGTTCCCATTTATTTTATTAAATTTGTTACGACCATTAGGGGTCTATGTTCACACCGTCGACAAACCATGCGTGTATCTTTTCTATCTGTCTCTGATGCAAAGCCACATTCTACACATTCCAGTTTATACATTTGCGGTCTAGCTACCTGTTCCACCTGTACATCGCCCTTCTTCTTAAAGTCCCAACTATTCAGGCACATTCTCCAACTTTTAATCTTTGACCTGCCCTTAAACCAACCTACTGATTCATAGTGGGCATAGAATAATTCAGCACTACTCTCAGGGTCTTTAATTCCTTTTTCTTTAAAATAATCCACCACCATCTTAATATCTTTAGGTTTATCCTTATATTTCCTTATATTTTTAGGTTTGTCCTCAAAAAACTCAGGGAAATATTTATCAAGCTCAGCTTCATCTTCAGGTGTTTTTATCAGCCACGTAGTCCACTGTGATTCATTTATGTCAGGTACACTGATCATATATGGAAACCTGAGTGCCTTATGTATCTTACTCTCAGCCACCCCAGTTTGACCCTGTATAAGATTTTGTCCACACCCTAATTTTATCATCATTATTACTGGGTGGTCGGTATTCAATACAATATGTTCTCTTGGCGCTCTGAAGCTGATTAACTGCATAGTACAGTTCATCGGGCATTGCCCAAATAGTTAATGCCCTGAAATTTGATGGTCTCTTGTCAAATTTTAATTCATATTTACTATTAGAATCCGGCGGTACTTTGCCATTTTTTACTCTATTCATTTGTCTCTCCTTATTTGTTAAATAATGTACTTATAATCATGTAAAAGATAAACACTCCCATCGCCAAAAGAAAGATAGCGGTGGCAAACACCATAAGGTTACTGATCCAGTTAGCTATTGTAATCATTTATCTCTCCTTTAGACAGGGACAGTCAACCATTTTAAACAACCCCTTTACTGTTATTTAATTCCAGTTGCATTGTCCCTGTCATATTATTCCTTTATTACCTCAGGGTCTTCTTCTTTTAAAATACAGGTGAGACAGGTACGTTCATCCATATCACCAGTATAACCATTAAATTTATCCCCACATTCAATACAGGTTGCTTCGATCATCCTAACTATATCTGTAGC